AATCCCATCAACGCTCTGGTGCTAACAACACTCAGACCGAACCCAACCCCTTCGATAACGGTCAATTGACCAGGGGTTGTTCGAGTATAATGTCCCTCAATAGGGACTGGTCCAGAACCGAAGCGGCGATCAATGGCTCTCAGCAAATTCGCTGAGCGTTGATCAATCCCTAATTCGGGGTATTCGTCATAAATACTCATTCCACCCACTCCTGTTCGCACTTTTCACATTGCAAATGTACAATGTCTTCATTCACGGCAAATGCCATGATTGACTCCGAACCGCAGCGATCGCACTTCATTTAATCACTTCTTTTTCGGTTTCGGAGCAGCCACCAATTTCTTGGTGTCTTTTTTCCCGTCGGTATAACGATACCGAACGAGTTTACCGTCCTTCTTGAACGACTTACCATACTTGTAAGCCATCAAAAACACACTCCGTTGAGTTGTGTCAGAAGGCGGTCACTTGCACCAAGGAGGTGCAGCGCAAACATGGCCAAGATGTACTCAACCCTGTTGTTGCGCACGTGGTTAAGGACGGATGCGGCAGTAACCGCCTCCTTGACAGTTTCTACGGCTGCTTCTTCAGTGATCATATTATCACTGCCCCATTGGTACAGATGCTACGCCTTTGTAAGAACCTGGTGCGACGTGCAAAAGGACGTCGATGTTTGGCATCTGTGCAGCCGGCACAATAGCACCTGCAGCATCATAGCCAACTATTTCTATTTGAAGCAATCCGCATGGGGCAACAAAGGAGCCAATGCGTCCGTCAACTTCTGAATTACTGATGGCAGCATAACCCACAGTAACCGGAGCAGGTGCATTAACAGCACCGCCCGAGTAGTTGTTCAAATCATACGGCGGATTGTCGTTCTCGCCCTCGATAACGTTGGCGAGTTCGGGTTCTTGAGAACCTGAATCGGTCAGTAAATTGAAGAAACTGTCCGACATCGCCGCAGGAACATTAGGTGTGTTCGCATTCAATGTTGCACGCGAGTCTTGGTAAGCCTTGACCAATGATCGCTTCGTCGGAGTATCATCGCCGATCAACAGGCCTGTGTATTCCACGGCCGGCAGAGGTTCACCCGTAGTAAGGCTGACCTCGTGCTGTGGCATGACGTAGCTGGAAAGGTTCCATTCGCCAGCAGCGTATAAAATTCCATTTCCATCACGTGCATACATTTCACGGGCAAGTGATTGCCCGGCATCCAACTGAAGTTTGAAATCATGCCACTTCCCAGAGATACTGGGATTGTCCTCGAGGACCAAAGCCTGCATCTGATTCCAGAGGGCTTCACCCTTGACATGTGCATTTTGCACAGTCCAAGTATTACCAGCCGTACGAACAGAACATTCGATGGTTGCAAGTGAACTTGCAGGATTCTGGCGCCAAATAAACGTCAGACCCTGGTAACCATACATTCGTGATTGCGAATATAGGCGGCGGTTAATCTTAGAAAGTTCCCTCGCCGTATCGACATAACTCTTATGCGATCCGCTTCCAGTAGGGTCGGTTCTCAATGCGATGGTCGTAATTGCAGGCTGCATTCTTGTAGGCATAATGCTGGGGTATTAATGGTAGTCCATTAATCTTCTCCATACCCCTACCCCCTCCGTATCTGAGAACCATTCCATATTCCGTGACCTCCAGCCCCGGATTCCCATCTACTTCGCCTGTCTACCGGAGGTGACATCCTAAAATGGTTGCCACCGGTTGCATAACGTTTCTTTCGATTTTCATCGATCTAAGAAACACGGAGTGCAAGTGCAACACCGCCTAGTGCCGACTGAGCGCCTGCACCAAACCTCTACACCAGATTGGTGTAGTTTCGATTGTCGTCCAGATAACGCAATCATTTCTTCTTTCTTAGGTTTGCAGCATGATCGCCGGCATTTCGCCGTCTTCCTCATCCTGTTATCACACCGTGGTTTCAACTCAACCACTCCTCTACAATCATATTGCGAGACCAATATGAGTTACGAGCGCACAAAAGGCATCTCGGCTTCGTACTGCCAGGTCGGCAGTCAACTTTGACGTTGTGACACTTCGCACATCTGTAAATCTTCCAGATGGGTTTCACCGCCAACACCCACAATAGGTGTAGCCGCAACGAATGCAAGCAGGCCTCGCCACGGGCGGGCGTGGCTCCGCCACCGCTGCTGCTTTGCCTTCGGCTGTATTCTCAAACTTATACTGGTCACCGGTATTCAAGATTGAATCCGAGGTGAAATTCCCGTCCATGCACAAAGGGCTAAACTGGCGGGAAATAAAGGTTTAGAACAAACCAAGTACAAAATCCACGTAAGGTTTACCTGGATAGTGTACCGTGTCAGAAGCCACGTACGCATAGGCAATTCCTTCTTGCTGTGTTTCGCCAGGTCCTATCGGAACGACTTGAATGCCACGAGCGGGCATCATTAACGTCTCCTTTACAGCTAATCCCATCAACGCTCTGGTGCTAACAACACTCAGACCGAACCCAACCCCTTCGATAACGGTCAATTGACCAGGGGTTGTTCGAGTATAATGTCCCTCAATAGGGACTGGTCCAGAAC